TGAACAGCATCAAGCCGCAATTCAGAGGCGAGCTGCGATGCCTTCCGAAAAGGAGGTCTGAGCCATGGCCTTCTGGCGCCGCCTGCATCAAGCAATCTGGATTCTCCGCGCTATGCTCATCCTGTGCGCGGCACCTTTTCGCTGGAGCCCGAAAACAGCCGCACAATATGCGCGCGGCCTTTATCACCTCAACCTGGAAGAAGGCTTCTCACCCGCCGAAGCGATCGATTGCGATCGCCAGTATTGGGAGGCCTGAGCCATGCCGCAATCGCCCGAGATCAGCTTCGTGACCTTTCCGGACGGCAAGGTCGACGAGCGCAGCCTGACCGTCTGCGGCGAGCGTATCGCGCAACAGCGCTTCGTCAGCGCCTGGCTGCCGCCACAAGTCTTCGGCCCGTCAAGCGATTTGGCGCTCAGCAGCCTATGGCGCGGCGCAGAAGAGAAGGGCGCTCGCTCCTACACCATCACCATCGCCGCCAATGGCGAGCCAAAACTGAAGGAGCGATGAGCCATGGCCGGCAGCGTCAACAAGGTCATTCTGATCGGCCATCTCGGCCGGGATCCTGAAATCCGCCGGCTCGCCAGTGGCGAACCCGTCGCGTCGATTCGGCTCGCCACCTCCGAGAGCTGGCGCGACAAGGCCTCGGGCGAGCGCAAGGAGCGCACCGAGTGGCACTCGATCGTCATCTTCAATGAGGGGCTGGCGAAGCTCGCCGAGCAATATCTGAAGAAGGGCTCGAAGGTCTATGTCGAGGGTCAGCTGCAGACCCGCAAATGGACCGACCAGGCCGGCATCGAGAAATACTCCACCGAGGTCGTGCTGCAGCGCTTCCGCGGCGAGATCACCCTGCTCGACAAGGCCGAGCGCGCCGCGCCCGATCCCGAAGACTACGGCACGACGCGGACCCGCGAGCCGTCGTCAGGCGACTACAGCGGGGCCAAGAGCGGCGAGAGTCGCCAGCCGGCCGGCGGCACCAGCCATCTCGATGATGACATTCCGTTCTGATGTGCGAGGCGATCATGGCAATTCGCAAACAGAGAAAAGCACTCGCCGACCCGCAGGCCGAGATAGCCAAGCTCAAGGCGGAACTGGGCAACGCCTACCATCGGCTCGACAACGCGATCTATCGGAAGCAGGAGATCGAGGCTGATCTCGCTCGCGCGCAGGTCACGATCGAGGCGCTCCAGCATCTGCTCGTCAAAGAGCGCGCCGCCAACGACATCCCGTTCTGAGGATCAGCCGATGAACACCCTCTTCCTCTTGATGGCGCAATATGACGGCCAGGCGGTCATCCCCGTCGACCGCGTCTGCAAGGACTATTTCTCGCACCTGTCCTTCGACAAGTTCCTGCGCAAGGTCGGGGCCGGCGAAATCGAGATTCCGGTGACGCGGATGGAGGCCAGCCAGAAGAGCGCCAGAGGCGTCCACCTTCAGGATCTGGCGGCCTATCTCGACAAGCGCAGGGAGGCGGCCGTCAGGGAAATGAAGGCCTTATGCGGCTGACGAGCGCCACTCGCACAAGCGAAACGGCCCCTTACGGGGCCTTTTCTTTACAGCATTTCTACAACAATTGAGAAGAAGACATCTAATGCTCTGTGAACAAACGGCTATTTCAGCCGATCAGTCCAGTCCATCATAGGCGCCACGGCGAAACGCCAAACACCCTCCCGGCCGATATCCCCTGCATTTCCTTGAATTTCGCTCAACTCACTCTGCCTATTGATGTCGCATTCATTGCCGTTTCCGCTCGTTCGCTGTACCGCTTACAACAAATGTCACAAACTGGGCGGGCATGTTGTAAATGGGAACGATCGTCCCTCGACCGCGAAAAGACGGAACGACAGCCTATATGGCGCAAATCGCCATCATGCGCGAGGGTCGCAGCCACCGCGAATCAAAGACGTTCGATCGGGAACCGGCCGCGCGTGCATGGATCAAGAAGCGCGAAGCTGAGCTGGCGAAGCCAGGCGCGCTCGCCCAGGCGCGCACCGTCAAACGGGACGCGACGCTTGGCGAAGCGATTGGTCGCTACCAGCTGGAGAGCAAGAAGAAGGGCGGCCGAACCAAGAATCAGGTGATGCGCGCTCTCAAGGCTGACCCGATCGCGGATCTCGCTTGCTCGGAAGTGGGCAGCCAGGACGTGGTCGATCTGGCGAGCCGGCTCGCCGATGGCCGCTCACCGGCCACCGTATCGAACTATCTCTCTCACCTGAGCCCCGTCTTCGCGATCGCTCGGCCGGGCTGGGGCATCCCGCTCGATGAGCGCGCCATGGCCGACGGCATTATCGTCGCGAAGAAACTCGGGCTGGTCGGCAAGTCGAAGCAGCGAGACAGGCGACCAACGCTGAATGAGCTCGACCGTCTGCTCTCGCACTTCGAGATAGGGCGAGAGAGGCGGCCGGAGACGATGCCGATGGCCGCGATCATGGCCTTTGCCGTATTCTCGACACGTCGCCAGGAAGAAATCACTCTCCTGCGCTGGGACGATCTCGACATCGACGGCAAGCGCATCCTTGTCCGCGACATGAAGGATCCGGAGATCAAGGAGGGCAACAATGTCTGGTGCGAGTTGCCGGACGAGGCACTCCGGATCGCCCAGGCGCAACCTCGCACGGACCCGGAAATCTTCCCCTATAATCACCGCACGGTGAGCGCCAACATGACGCGCGCCACAGCGCTGCTCGACATCGACAACCTGCACTTCCACGACCTGCGCCATGAGGGGATTTCGCGGCTCTTCGAAACGGGCCGCACGATCCCGCAGGCAGCTTCGGTATCAGGTCATCGGAGCTGGGCGACGCTAAAACGCTATGCTCATCTGCGGCAGGTCGGCGATAAATACGCTGGCTGGGCATGGCTCGATCGCCTGGCTCCGAAGCCAGATGGAGAGGATCCTGCAGCTGGAGCGATCGCGCCGGTCGCGGTCGGAACGCCGCTCTAGTCATTCGACATCATCGGCCTCGCCCACCCTGCGCCGGCGTTGTCCCCTTCCCGGCTCGGCCGGCAGCATCTCGTCCTTGCCGCCCTCGACGACTGTCAGTCCCGCCATCGACGGCGGCAGATCGGGCGGGCGGCTGACGCGCAGGTCGGGGCAAAACCCGCCGCACTTCATGCCGTATTTCTGCGGCTTGCGCGTCGGGTTCCACGGGGCCCAATGGCAGCCGCCGACGAAACCGACGACGATTCGTCCCATCGTGATGTGCGCGCCATGCTTGGCGGCGATGTCAGCGAGACGATAGTCGCCGCCCCTGCGGCAGAAATGGCAGCGCAGGCGCACCACGATCCACGGATACTCACGCAAAGGCGTGCCTTCCGTCGGCGAAGACGGTTCCGATGGTGACATGATCCTCGCTCTCCCGTATGAGAACGAAGACAGAACAAACGCGTTCGGGAGTCAAGCCATGGTCGGCACGAAGCTCACGCCACAGGAGGCTCGCGGCCTCATTCGCTCCGGCGGCAATTTCACGATTGGCAGGATCGACCTGCCGACAGAATCAGGCGCGCGACCGGTGACCTTCGAGCCGCCCTACGCCCTGGAGAATGGGCGCGACTACGCCTTCCATGTCGCAGAAGGCGCAGAGCCGGAACTCTGGGAGGTCGAGCAGAGCGGCGATGTCTGGCAATGGGCCCGCAGGGCGAGGCGCTTGGGCGAGATCGCCGAGGCCGATGCAACGCGGCATTGAGGCGTCTGGCCTATGGCTCCAGCAGCGACAGGGTGAGAGCGTCGATCGCGGCGCGGAACTCCACCAGGTCCTCGTCATTGCGGATGACGCGGTCAGGCTCGAAATCCAGGCGCTCGGAGACATGGCCGCCACCGGAGGTGGACGCGGCGCCGCGGCGCTCGATCCGCACGACGATGCCGCCCTGGTCTCGAATCGCTTTCGCCTCATTGGCGAAGCGGACATCGTCGGCCACGATCAGCTTGAGCGGGACGGCGCCATAGCCTCTACGGGCCCCCTCGCGCTCGACCGCAGCTCGCCAGGCCTCGATCCAGAAGCCATCGCCGATGAGATTGCGGCCCCATTCAGTCCCGAGCCATTGCATCGCCTGGCGCGGCGTGCGCCCGCAGAGCAGCGGCGTCGGCTCCTCCTTTCTGGAGCCATCGACCTGCTCGGCATCGAGCCCAAGCGCCAATAGCATCGCCTTGAGCGGCCCGGCGAAGCGGACGCGGCTGAAGCGCCAGTGCCGGACCAGATGCTCGGCCGCTGTCGACTTGCCGGCGCCGGCTGGTCCGCAGAAGCCGATCGTGTGGATGGGAAAGGCGAGCGCGGCTTTCGCCGCGGGCGGCTTGATCGCAGGATCGGCCATCTCTGCTACTAACCCGCTCATGCCGCGGCCCTCCGGACACTCACCCATTCCTCGCCCTGCCCGGCGCGCGGCTCCTCGACCTGGATTTCCCAGCGCGAGGTGATGCCGCGGCGCGGATGCACGAACCAGAGCGGCTGGCAGGGCGGCGCAGGCGGGGCGCGCAGCGCGTTCTTGGCGTATTCGTCCCAGCCCTTCAGCGTGCCCGAGACGATGACGCGCGGCAGCCAGAGCATCTGGTGCCAATGGCCGATGACCAGCACGTCGTAGTCCAGGCCGAGCGCCGAGGCCTGCTTGCCGACCTTGGTCTCGCCGCGCGCGATCGGACCGAGCGAGCCGATGATGCCGTCGCCGCCCTTCACGCCGAGCATGTCGCCATGCATGGCGAGATAGCGCTGGCCGAAGACGCGGTAATGCACCTCGTTGGTGTCGGGAATATCGAAGGTGATGCGCGGCTCATTGGCGAAGTGCCGGGCGAGCAATTGATAGATCAGCCAGTCGAAGTTCTTCCAGACATAGCGCTTGAATTCGGGTTTTTGCGTCGCCCGGCCGTGATTGCCGGAGGCGCAGGGCACATAGACTGCGCCGAACGCCGCGAGCATCTCGCCCAACGCCCAGGACAGCAATTCGACGCAGCGCAGCACCGTCGGCAGCGGCTCCTCGGCATCGGTCTTGGCGAGCTCCGGATGCAGGCCGCCGGAGACGAAGTCACCGAGCAGGTTGACGACGATGCCGGGATAGCGCCCGGGCCCGTGCTCACGCGCGAGCGAGACCGTCGCCTCGACCAGCCGGCGCACCCGCGCCTCGGCGATCTCGGGATCATAGGCGTTGCGGCCGTTGGTTTCGGAGGAGGACACGACCTCGCCCATATGCCAGTCGGCCCAGACCGTGACCGGCACCTCGGGCAGGCCGTGGCCGTCGCTCTGGGCCGCCATGGTCCATGCCGGCGGGTCCACCTCGGCGCGCGCCAGGCGGCCGAGCAGGATCTTCACCGAATCTGCGTCGAGATCGGCGCGGTGCAGCGCCTTGACCTGGCGGCGCAGCCGCGCGACCTCGTCCTCGAGCCCGATGACGCGGCGCTGTTCCTCGGCCCAGGCCTCGCGCTTCGCCTTTCCGGCCGTAGCCGCACCATCAGGGCGCGGGCCCGGTTCCGGCAAGGTGAGGCCGAGTGGGGCCAGCTCATAGAGCCTGTGCGCCTGCCGCAGGCGGTTGCGCATCGTCGAGGCGGCGATGCCGAGCACGCGGGACGCCTCGACCAGGGCCGAGCGGCCGACGCCGCCCTTGGCCAATGGCCAGACGGCGCCGGTCTCGACCGCGGTCTCGACGGCCGCAATGGTGGCTTGCGCCTCGGCCTGGCTCAAGGGCTGCTGCAGATAAGGATTTGGCATCAGCTCTGATTTCCCCTGCGCGCCGTAACGCGGTTCTCGATGATCCTGTCGAGGCGATCGGCCAGACGGTCGATCGCGCCGATGACGCGCTCCTCGAGCTTGGTCATCATCTCGTCGGTGACGAAGCGGTTCGCGGCTTCGAGCTTGAAGCTGGCGAGCTCGCGGCCGAGCGCCTCGCAGCGCTCATCGAGCCGCGCGATGCGCTTGTCGTGCTGCGAGCCCTGAAAGCGCACCACGCCCCAGCTCGCGGCCAGCGTCGACAGCACGGTTGCAAATGAGATCAGCACGACCACAGGCAGGCTGATCTCATTCATGGCTGCCACCCGCAGGCGCCGACGCCCTTGGCGTTATGCGCGTCGACCTGCGCCCGTGTGCCGGTCGTATCCTTCTTCGAGCCGTAGATCGGAGCGAAGACCGTGCAGCCTTCGACCTTAATCGCGGTCGAAGCCGCGCACGCCGCTGTCATCGCCGCGATCAAGCTTGCGGCGCTCAGTTTCAGCACGGTCCTGCGCATCGGATTGGCCTTTCTGGATTGTGGAGATGGTTTCGGTTTTGCCGCGCTCATAGGCGGCATTGGTCTGGCTCCAGTACCAAAGCGCGATCGCGACGATCGCCGCGAGGATCAACCAGACGCGGAGAGGGACGAGCTTCAGGAGGGCGAGGACCGGCATCACAAACCCTCCAGGCAAAGCTCAAACTCGCCGATGCGTTGAGCGTCACCATTCTCGCGGCGCAGCACGAGCCCTCGAATGGTCTTGCCGCCAGCCTTGTTGAACCGCGTTAGCGCCTGGCAGGAACCGGAGAAGTCCTTGGCTTCCGCTCGGCGAGCTGCGGTTGAGCCGCAGATGGTGCCGGTACCGAGATTATAGGCGGCATCGAGCATCGAAGCCTGGAGGCTCAGCGGGAGATCGTCATAGCCCTTGACGCACTTCTGAAGCGGTCGGCGATAGTCCTTCTCCAGCGTCGCATAGAGCATCTTGGCGCACTGCTCATCTGTGTAGCGGTCGCCCTTTTTAACGCCCTTGGTTTCGCCCGTGCACACGGTCCAGACCTTCCCGAGGCTGTCCCAATAGGCGACGTTCTTCGTGTCCTCCCAAGGGGCCGTGAGATAGGTCGCTGTGAGGGCGACAAGCCCAAGGCCTGACGCCAGCGCAGTCTTTGCGCGCCTGCTCATACCTCACCTCCAGAAACGCTCCGCTGCATGACGAAGCGGGCAACCAGCGCGCCTGCCGTCGCGGTGAAGGACAGGCCGGCGAATACGCCGCGCGGGATCGGCAGGAGATCCTGGATCAGCGGCAGGGCGATCTCGGCCCCCGACAGGAGCCCCGCGATCACACCGAGCCGAATGCTCCAGGCGCGCTTGAGCACGCGCTGCCAGTTCCAGACGAGTTGCATCAGCGGCGCTCCTCACTGTGCTTCACGACCTTCCAGAGATCGCCCGCGCCGTCGTCGCGCCGGGCGGCGCAGGCGGTGAGACAGGCAAGCGCCAGCAGCGCCAGCCCGAGGGCAGCGGAACGGTTCATCGCGAGGGCTCCGGATCAGAAGGTCGGTTTGGGGACGAAGAGGCAGACCGGCTTGTCGATCGGCGCGATCACGCCGCCATTGGCCCGGCCGCTCTCGCGGCAGATGTGGAAGCGCCCGTCGCGCGAAGGCCGCGTCTCGGCCTCGGCGACGAAGGTGCCGTCGCGCAGGCGATAGCCGCCCGGCACGATCGCAGGATCCGGCTCGCGCGCATCGCTGTCGACGCCCATCGGCCAGCAGTCGCGATCGCTGCAGCAGTCGTAAGGATACCAGCTATGCGCCCCGGCCGGCGCAGAGGCGCAGACCAGCAGCGCCAGCCCGAGGGCAGCGGTTCGCAGCATGACGATGTCCTGAAAAGCCGCCTTCAGGCGGTGGTTGTTATGGCAGCGCCACAAGAAAGCCCGCCGGTCAGGGCGGGCCGGGAACGGCAGAGCAGCGACCTGTTGCGGCAGTCGCCACAACTGGTTACAAACCGGAAACACTCAACTACAGCTGGCAGGATGACGGCATGGCCGCGAAAACAGATGCGGCCTGGAATGGGCTGGACCGTAGATGATCACCAACATTCAAGGGCTGCGGTTTATCGCGGCCTTGGCCGTGTGCATTCTGCACGTCGGCGTAATCCAGGGCCAAAAAGAGGTATTCGCGTCAGGCCGGAACGGCGTTGACCTGTTCTTTGTTATCTCTGGCTTCATCATGGTTGTGTCGTCGCAATCCCTCTTCGGCAAAGAGGGAGCACCCGGTCAGTTTATCTATCGCAGGCTGGTTCGGATCGTGCCTCTGTACTGGATTGCGACCGGGGTCTATGTCGCTTTCATCTGCTATAATTGGTGGATGACCGCCGCCGATGTTCAGCGGACAATCGCCGGCCTGTTTTTCATCCCGCTGCTCTCACCAGCCTTCATCCCATTCCTGCCGGTTGGCTGGACGCTCAATTTCGAAGCTCTGTTCTACCTGCTGTTCGCAGGTGCTATCCGCTTTCGCCAAGCCGTCGCGATTTCAATCGTGACGGCGGCGATTTGCGTTATCGCCATGATCGGGGTGCTTTATTTTCCCGGCGCCCCCGAGAATGGGTTCGCCGCTTACGTGTTCCAAAGCATCATGCTGGAATTCGTTTGGGGCATGCTGGCCGGTGCGCTGTATGTTCGCGGGTGGAAAGCTCAACCAATCATCGCCGGCATTCTTGTCGCGCTTGGCGCCTATGCCATGCTCTATCCGATTTCACTGCCGCCGATCCTCAACCGGCTCGAATTCATGGTCGGGCTCCCCTGCCTGATGATCGTCTTTGGGGCAGCCTGCCTGCCGCAGGTTTCAGGGCGAACTGGCTGGATCGTGGGAAAGCTCGGCGACGCCTCCTACGCGCTTTACCTGTTCCACTGGATCCTGTTCATGGCAGCACGTGACTGGCCGCCGATCGCACTGCTGGCGAGCGCTGTTGCCCTGTCACTCGCTGTTCGCGCTGCTGTCGAGGCGCCGTTGCTGATCTGGTTGCGGCGCAAGACAGAGCCGGCGCGGGACCATGACCCCTGCGAGCCCCGTCTAGCTGCCGTTCGCTATCGGTAGTAGACGTCGATTGTCTGGCCCTTGCCGGGGATCACCTTGAGGCCCTGCGTCCGGTTCTTGAAGAAGAAATAGCTCCCCTTGGCGACGGGTACCTCCGAAATCTCTGTCCCGTCAGCAGACGCTATCGTGCCGGGCGCAGTCCCCTTTTTCAGCACGTCGAACCTGAAGAGGCATCGGGCCTCGGGGAGGTCCAAAGGCCGCCCCTTCACTGTGGCTGACGGGGTGTTGTTCGGGATCAGGGCAACCTTGTCCGTATTGCTTGAGTATCCGATCATGCGGATCGCCTTTACCCGTTAGAGAACGTGTATCCAGACACGAAAATGTCTCCGATCACGAAGGCTAGATTGCCTTGCCCGCCCGAGACACTGAACGTAAGCTGAAATGCGCGTGTGTCGGGCAATGCCACACAGCAATAAACGTCCTGCGCGTGCATGGTGCATGGCCCGGGCGGGTAAAGCGATATGTTCGCGAACTCGCCTTCTGCCGTGTGACAATGCGCCCCGCCGGTCACCCCGCCGCCCGCGCCAGAGCCCATCTCTGCATCAGTGTAGAAGCTGGCGAGAAGGGCGTCAGGCGGTATCCATGCAGACAAATTGAAGTTCATCAGCGGGTAGTTTTGGTGGTCATCGAACAACGGCGTGCGCGGGAACGAGACCGTGCTGCCTCTGACCTTATACCGGATCTGGCCTATCAGAGGCGATACTGGCGTAAGGCCCTGGGCCCAATCATACATGATGATCGGAAATGCAGGGCAGAACGAATCATAGCCTGCAAATGATGCATCCGAGAGATCAGGGCCGCCTTCTGACGGCTTGCGCTTGCTGACCACGCCCGCAACGGGCATGCCGGGGCCGTGGATGAAATACCACCGCATGGTTTCCCCGGTGGCGAAATTAGCCACCTGGTCCTTCAGATTCGGACCGATCGAGACGATCGCTCCGGATACGGAAAGGCCGGTGGTCACAATGTGCGACAGGCCGGTCGTCGGGTTGTAGAAGATGACGAAATCGGCCGTCATCAGCATCTTGATCGAGGGCAAGGCGGCGTCGTGATCCGCCCGCAAATTGCCGACGCGCCAGCCGCCGGGAAACTGAAGGCATGGATCTGTGGTCACTGTAGTCCCCTGCCCGCCGTCGGTTTAGATCTGGAACGCCGCATCGACCTCGGCGAGCGTGGTGATGGCGCCGGCCGCGATTTTCTCGCAGACAAGGCGTTCCGTCCGGAAACAGGCCCTGACATGGCGGCCGACGGCGACCGCGATGGCGATCATGGTTGCGCTGTCGATTTCGATCCAACCGGCAGAGGCCTTGTAGTCGACCGGCTCGTCGGGCTCGGTGAGCGCGAGACTGTGTGCACGGCCGATCATGCCCTGGCTGTCACGGTCGGTTGCCACCGCTATGCCGCTCACCTCGATGCCGCCGCACTCGATTGCAAACCGGCGGCTGGCGGCCGCCGCGACAAGGTCGGGCGTCATCACCATGGCGGGAACAGGCGAGAATTTGCCGGCGCCGGCTTCAACCCACCCAACCCCGACATCCGGGCCGCAGGGCGTAAAAAGCGCGGCCGTCTCCGGGTGCAGGATATCGGTCAGTTTTTTCTTGGCCGGCGGGGTGATGATCTCGACCACCGCGCCGTCGCAGACACGTGCATAATTTGCCATGAGGCCCTCTCAATATTCGACGATGACGAGGCCAGGGGCCCCTGGTGCGCCGTCGGCCTGGTTCGCGGATCCGGTTGCACCGCCGCCGGGGAAGATGCCGGTAACGCCACCGGTTGAAGTTCCGCCGGACAGGCCCTGATGGGCGCGCGTCCCGCCAAAGGACCCGCCGCCAGCCCCGACGACGACATTGGAGCCGGAAATCGGGAATGGCGCATCGGAGGTGTTGCCGGTGATCTGGAGATCGCCGCCAGTGCCAGTGCCACCGGCCGATACCGATGAGGCGTTGACCACGCCGACCGCGCCGTTCCCGCCAATACCGCCGGTCGCGGAAACGAGGGCACCGAAGGATGAGGTGCCCCCCGTCCCGGCTGGCAGATTGGCAGCCGCGCTCGTGCCGGCTGCACCTGCAGCCCCCACCGTGACAGTCACGCCAGTACCAGGCGTGACAGCCACAATGCCCTCGGCGTAGCCGCCGCCGCCGCCGCCACTAGAGCCCGCACCCGTTCCGAAGGTGCCCCCGCTGCCGCCGCCAGCGCCCCAAACACGAACGCGCGCCCGGGTGACGCCGGCCGGCGGTGTGAAGGTGCCCGACGCCAGGAATACCTGCCGGCGTGTGAAGGGCAGCACCGGCGTGGAGAGCAGATGATAATTCGTGCCGTCGTCGATGATCTCGATCGGCCGGCCGGCGATCAGGTCATTGGCCGCGAGCGCGAGCGAGCCATCCTTGACCAGGGACTTGGTCGCCAGGCCGGAGGGGGTGACAGTGGTCGCGCCGGTGTTGTTCGCGATCGGGATCAGCCTGATCGGCGTCATCAGCAGCTCGGCATAGGAGGTCGGCGCCGGATCGAGCGTGAAGGTCAGCGCGTTGGCGGTTCCACCGACCGTGCCGGCATAGTTGAGCCGCTGCGAGCGAAGGGCCCGCGCCAGCAGCGCGTCATCGAGATTGGTCTTGACCTGGTTCGATTTGCTGACGATGGCGCGCAGATTGGCGAGGATGCCATTGAGCCAGGACGATTTGAACTCGGTGCCGTCGCGCGCTGCCGGCGAGGTACAATCCTGATACCAGTCGTCCTGATCGCCCGCAGCGTTGCTCGGCGTAAAAGCCGGGCGCGTCACAGCACCCCGCGCCGCCCCGAAGGCGGTCGGGCCCCATTGGTTGACCATGTCGAATTCCTTAGCTGATCGTGGAAAAAGCGAGATCGGCATGGGCCGGCGCGATCCGCCGGATCAGGCAGCGCAAGCCTTCGAAATCGGTGTCGCAGTCGAGCACGTCGCCTGGCAGCAGCAGACCCATGATCGGCCCCGTCGCGGCGGGGACCGCGTAGGCGGGAGAGTCCGAGAGATCGATGGTGACGCGCCAGAGCACGCCCTGCTCGGCCCCCATGATCAGCGTGCCCATCAGGCCCATCCCCATCGAGCAATCCTCGACGATGGTGATGAACTCTTCGACGATCGTGATCGCCCAGCCGCGCTTCAGCGCCGCCGCCACGGCATAAGCCGGAATGCTGTCGCCGACGGCGTTGACCTTCTCGCAGATATCGGCGAAGGGGTCGCAGCCATCGGGCACGCCATATTCGAGCGCCCAGAGGTCGAGCGTCTCGACAGCGCTCGAGCAGAAGAACTCGTCGATCAGGGCGCAGAAGCGCCGCTCGGTCGAGCCGAAAGCCGCGCCCAGCGCGCCGAACCACGATCCCATAGTGGAGCCGGCTAGCTCGTCATGCCCACCATGGCGCCAGGCGTCGCCGCGCGGTCGCAGGGCCGCGATCGCGCCGGCGACCTGCGCGTCAGTATGGCAGATGTCGGTTACGGTCATCGGCTTACGAGAAGCTTATGGTGCCGGGAACGGCCGTCTGGCCGCTGGTCAGGGCGGTGTCGGCCGCGGGCGTCACCACGATATGGCTTTGCTCGCCCGAGGCATTGGCAATGGCCTGCCAGATCCAGCTGCGCGAGAATGAAGCCGGCGTCGCCAGGAAGGGCATGGAGGGATGCGGCACGGCTGCGCCGGCGACACGGCTGTTGCGGAAGAAGCTGTTGGCGATCTCCGCTGTGGCGGCGCTCTGCACCTCCGGCGTGTTCGGCAGCAAGCCGGAAATCACCATGTTGATCGGTACGGCTTCCGGGATGCGAACCACGCCGAGCCCCGCTCCGGGACCGGAGACACGCAAGGCATCGCGCACCGCCACACGATCGCTTTCGAGCGGGATGCCATTGGGGCGCGTCAGGTCGAAGAAGGGATAGACCACAACGGTGCCGCGGCCATGGCCGAGCGGCTCGATGAAGGCCCGCGTCACGCCGGGCACGGCCAGCGTATAGCGCAGCCAGTCGGCCGGTGCGCCGGCATGGTCAGGGAAGGCTTTCGCGAAGAGCAGGCGGGCGCGATAGGCCGGAGCCTCTTCGCGGTCGGCCGCGCCGCCGAGCCCGTCTGCCGCGACAGCGAATGTCGCCGAGCCGGTCAGGCCGGAGCTCGCCGTCAGAACCGCCGCAGCATCGGTCGAGCCGGCGGCGCCGGCCAGAATGGCCGTGACCTGGACCGTGGCCGTGCCAGCCCCGGCCAGAACGATGCCGGCATCGACGCTGAAGACCGCGCCATCCGAGCGGATCAGCGGCGCCCCCGTCGCAAGGCTGATCCCCGTCGTCGCGGTGACCGTGACCGGGCCCTTGGCCTGGCTTGCAGCCTTGCGCGGCACAGCCGGCTTCATCTCGGCACCGTGCCGGTCGAGAAATTCATCAGCGCAGGTCAGGATGAACTTCTGGTCGGATGACCAGGCGGCGAATTTCTCAAGTTCGAATTTATGGCCGCCGACGATCTTCGCCACCGGCTTGAGGTTGTTGCGGGCGAGCGCAGCATCGGCGCCGGGCAGATAGGCATTGAAGGCGCGCACCGCATCGGTGACGTGCTCGCCCAGGGATCTCGACAGCCAGGCCATTGCGATTCCCTGTTACCTGATCTCTTGCCATAGCCGCGCGAAGCGCTGGCTGTAGACGAGCGCGCCGTCGCGCCCGGCGATCGCGACATCGAGCCAGACGCCGCGGCGCGGATCCTCGATCAGCCCGGTGGTGACCGTGACATCCGCAGCGACCTGGTCGCGCAGCATCCAGGCCAGAGCCTCGATCGCGTATAGCCGCGCGCGCTCCGCGACCTGTTCGGTCGCGACCTCGTTTTGCAGCAGCCAGAGATGCGAGCCGATCTCTTCGGGCTCCTCGCCCTCGGGCGCCACCGCATCGCCCCACCAGCCGCGCCGGTCGGTGACATCAGGCCGCCAGCCCTCGGGCGCACGCTTGTCGGTGAAGAGCGAGATGATCACGGCCGAGGCAAGCTGCTGGGAGGCATCGAGCCCGCCGGGATTGACCGCGTCATGGGCCGGCGCCACGCGCCAGTCGCCGAGATTTCCCGCGCCGTCCCAGAAGGTCGACCAGAACAGCGCCGGCGTCGCCGCCGCGGCCCTGGTGATGGCGATATCGTAGCTCATAGGATGGCGAAGACCTTGCTGGAGGGGCCTGAGACCGTCTGCACGGCCTGGCCGCCGGTGCCGCCGAGATCGACGCGCGTCGGCGACACCGTCACGGTCAGGGCGCCGCGCTTCAGCGTGATCGTGCCGGTATCGGCCTCGACCATGATGCCGCCATCGACGGCCTTGATGCTGACGCCGCCTGATCCCTTGGCGAAGATCTGGTTGCCCTTGTCATCGTAGAGAACGGCCGTGCCGGACGGCGAATTCACCGGACGGCCGGCGCTCTCATAGCCGATCGCGGTCAAGCGGTCGGACGAGCCTTGGCGCAGGAAATAGCCGACAGAATCGATCGGCGGATGCGATGAGAAGCCGTGCGGCTGGCCGCGCAGGACCCCGGTGAAGGTCTCGCCGCTATAGCCCTTGATCGTGATCGTCTGGCCGCGCGCCGTGTCGTTGACCGCGACGACCTTGCCGCGGGTGATGGTCGAGGCTTCGCCGAATTCGGTGATCATGGCCGGGCCTCAATCATCATCGCCCCCGGCTTTGCCGGTGTCCCATTCCTTGCCGGATTTCGTGCCCTTGCCCTTCTTGCCGCCGAAAGTGCGCGGGTCGACCAGGGAGAGCGTGGCGCGGGTGCCATTCGAGCTCTCGGCGGCGTCCTGCTCGAGCTTGACCTTCTTGATCAGCATGTCCTGGACGATGCCGAGCGACGGGCTTTCAGTGAAGATCAGCAGACCCGGCTGCCAGACCTTGCCATCTGGATCGCGCCAGCCGGTGACGATGACCTCGGCCGTGGTGCCGGCGCCTGCGGCCTGGTCGCGATGCCATTTCGCGCGGGCGCGGCTGTCGTCCTTCATGATCAGCTCGGGCGGCACGACGACGCGCACCCGCTTGCGGGTGATAGTCTCGTCCGAGGCCTCGCTCTCGATCTGCAATTCATCGGGGCCATAGCCGTCAGGCGCCTGCGCCTTGACCTTGACCTTGGAGAATTTCTTGCTGTCGTCGAGGACGGCGCTGGCATCGAGGATGTTGACACCCTCGGTCAGCGAGCCGGCATGGCGTTTCGTACTGGCCTTGGCGAGCTTGAGATTGCCCTTCTCGGTGTCCGTGATCGAAAAACCTTCGGCCCGGCCGATGCGCTCGCCCGCGGTGAAGATCGTCTCGCCCGGCCGCAGCCGGAAGACATCGCGCGGCTTGTGGTCGAGATCGCTCTCGACCGTGATGCCGTAATCCTTGGCCAGCGGCCCGAGGATCTCGGGGGCCTTCTTGCCCTTGAA